ACGGCGGTGGAGCGGTGAAAACCTTTGACTGAGGAGGTATCTGATGAAGACGTTCGAAGTGATCTATCAGGCACCGAATGGGCAGAGCGGCGTGGCCGTTCAGATGGACGTGTACGATGCGGCTAAGGCGCTCGACGCAGCGCAGTCGCTGCCCATGACCGAGATCGGCACGACCGGCCGATACTACGGCTCCTTCCAGGCAGCCGAGGCCGGGTGGCACGTGCAGATCACCGACGCGGCGGGAGGCCGGGCCGTGAAGCACTTTGGGAAGCACTCCTTCGACGCGAATGGCGTGACCGACCTGGTCGCAGCGCTCGACGCTCACCTCACGGCGGTGGAGGCGAAGGTCGACGCAATCAAGACGCCACCGATGATAGGATAAGGAGCAGCATGACGGACAAAACGCGACAACTCGTATGGGCTTTGCTGGCTGTTCTCGGAACGGTCGGCTCGCTCGTGATGGTACTCTTCCCCGACCTGGCGACCAAGGAGGAGGCCACAACGCTGGGCACCCATGTGCCCACAATGGTACTGTCGACCATCACGGTGTTCATCACCGCCAAGGCGATCGTCGTTCGTTGGCGGAGCAAACGGAGTCAGCAGAACAAGGAGCAAGCAGATGAGAAGTCGTAAACTGGTCATCCTCGTAGCACTACTGGCCCTGCTGGGCCTGGCCTGGGGCCGAACGTTCGTGCTCATGGCAGCGGAGCCGGATGCCTGTATCCAGCAGTCGATGTCACCGTCGCTGGTGCCGTGGACCATTGACCCTTCGCTCATTCAGGGGTCGCTGCTACCGGCTATTCCCGGCGACCAGAACGGGTGGCAGGTGACCGCAGGGCGATGGGAGCGTACAGCTCGAGCGTGCGACCCAGAGGGCCATCCCTTCACCATTGAGTTCGTCTTCGGGACCGGCTCCTGCCACGGTCACCTACAATGCCGAGGCCCAGACCTGGACCGTAGTCGTGGAGAACCTACCGGTGGGCAAGCACCTGTTCGTGTTCTCGGCGACGGACACACCGGGGCCGGACTACGACGGACCCAAGACCCGGTTCGTTACAATTGCCGTAGAAGGCCTGCCCAAGACGAACGAGAAGCCTGTCCTGTTTTGAAGGGGCTGGCTTCGCTGGTTGCTGAGATGGCGATAGCATGATCGAGAACGTCAATCAGGAATGGCTGGACGCACTGCTCCGGCACCAGATTTACTCGCTCCGGGTGGCCGGGGCGATTAGGAACCGGGTTGACGAAATCCTTCTGGCCACCGAGGACGACATCGCCACGCAGATACGAGAGATGCTGCGTGGCGATGTCACCTTTACACCACAGCGGCTGAAGAAGGCCGAGAAGGCCCTGGCCAAGATCAAGGCCATGCGGAACGCGGGCTGGAACCAGGTGGACAAGGAGCTCTTTGCCCAGCTGTCTGCCTTCACGCAGGAGGAAGCCCTGTTCCTGGGCCGGGCGCTGGAGACGGTGCTGCCTGTCATCATCGAAGCGAACCTTCCGTCGCCTCAGTCGCTCCGGTCCCTGGTGAAGACGCAGCCGTTCGAAGGACGAACGATGAAGGACTGGGCCAAGACGCTGCGGGCGAATGACCTGCGGCGCATCGAAGACCAGATCAAGATCGGCCTGGTACGGGGCGAGCCTTCCGATCGCATTGCTCGCCGGATCGTAGGCTCTGCCAAGCTGAAAGGCCGGGACGGTGTCACCCAGATCACGCGACGCAATGCAGAGGCCATTACCAGGACGGCTGTCAACAGTTTCAGCAACGGTGCTCGCTCGATGTTCTTCGAGGAGAACGCGGCGCTGTTCGGTGAGGAACTGTTCGTGGCCACGCTCGACGGCCGGACGACACCGATCTGCCGGTCGTACGACGGCAAGCGGTTCAAGCTCGGCGAAGGGCCACACCCTCCGCTGCACTTCTCCTGTCGATCGCTCCGGGTGGCGGCCATCGGGCCGGAGGCTATCGGGAACCGACCGGCGAGGCCGTTCACCAAACGCACGCTCGTCCGCGAGTTCGCCAAGCAGGAGGGCCTGGGCAACATCACCAGCCGGGCCAAGCTGCCACGCGGCTACAAGGGCGAGTTCGACTCGTTCGCGGGTAGGAGAATGCGTGAGATGACCCAGATCATACCAGCCAAGATCACCTATCAGGACTGGCTCTCCCGGCAAACGGCTGCCTTCCAGGACGACGTCCTGGGCCCAACACGCGGGCGGCTGTTCCGTCAAGGCGGGCTGACGCTGGACAAGTTCGTGAACCGGGCGGGCGACGAAATCCCTCTGGCTCAGCTTGCCCAGCGGGACGCCGATGCCTTCATCGCCGCTGGGCTCGATCCCGAAGCCTTCTACAGGTGATATACTTTCATGGTAGAAGTGACACGTGCCCGGATGCAAGATCAGGCTGTCAGGACGAAGCTGGTTGCCGCTGGTGCAGCAGCGCGAAGGGGCGTGCCGTCCTCTGCAAAATGCAAAGAAGCTGTCAGTGCTACTCTTCGTTGCCTCTGGAACGACCCCAACTATCGTGCTAAGATGCTGGAAGCAGCGGCCCGTGGCAGGGAAAAGGCTCGTGCAAATAGAGAACGAGGCATGGTCTCGTCAGACTAATACCTATTCCAGCATGGCTGGAGAAGGGACTGTTATGTTGAAGCTGAAGTACCAGAAAAAGGACGACATTCCGCAGGGCAGGGAAGACCTCTACATCGAAAAAGAGGGTGAGTGGCATTTCGTTGGCGTTGAGGGAATCAAGACGCAGACGGATGTGGATCGCGTCATGCTGGGGCTCTCCAAAGAGCGCGATGAGCACAAGGGGACGAAAGCAAAGCTGGCTGTGTGGGAGGGCCTGGACCGGGCCGACGTGGATGCCAAGCTCGCTCGCCTCGAGGAGCTCGAGGTGGCCGCGAAGGACAGCATCTCCAAGGCCGAGATGGACAAGAAGCTCGATGAGCTCGCCGAGGTGCGGGTGAAGAACCGCATGCTCCCGGTCGAGCGTGAGCGGGACGGTCTCAAGAAGAAGCTCGAGGAGACCGAGAAGGCGGTCGCGGCGCTGACGGCCGAGAAGAACCAGCGGATCGTGCATGACAAGATTCGCGAGGCCGCTGTGGCCGCGAAGGTCATGCCCGAAGTCATGGCCGACGTCCTGCTCCTCAGCGACAACGTCTTCGAGCTCACCGAGGACGGCAAAGGGCTCCTGACCAAGGAGAACGCCTACGGTGTCGACGCCGGGCTGACGCCGGACACCTTCTTCCAGACGCAGCAGGAGCGGCGTCCCTACTGGTGGCCGCCGAGCACCGGTGGCAACAGCAAGGGCAGCGGGAACAAGGGTGGCGGTGGCGGGGTCAATCCCTGGGCAGCCGACACCTGGAACCTCACCGAGCAGGGCAAGTACGTGAAGGAGCACGGCATGGAGAAGGCCCAGCAGATGGCCAAGATGGCCGGGGCTACGGTCGGCGGATCGAAGCCTGTTGCACGGAAGTAGACGACCTCAAGCAGCCCGCGTTGGAGGGAGACGCGGGCTGTTTTCTATAATCATGGCATGCGTCTACCTAATCCGTTCGCCCGAAGGTCGTTGCTACGAATGGTAAACGCGGGCCTCTTTACGCTGCTTTTCGTAAATATGGTCCTGAGAACATGGAGCTCATCGTCCTGGCACGCTGAGATGCGCCGCCGATGGCAGGAAGATCCTGCCTACAGAGCAAAAATGCTGGCCGCCGGAGATCGCGGTAGAAGACGGCGATACCGAGCAGCTGATTGATATACTTGTATTGAAAACCTGACATGGTCAGGATCGAAGGGCAGGGCCATGGTGCTCCTCGCCAGATCAAGCGAAGACCAAAATTCTTGTCAAGGAGTAAACGATGGCCGCTGTGCAAGTTGCTGACATCATTGTCCCGAGCGTGTTCACGCCTTACACGCAGACCCTCACGATGGAGAAGGCCCGACTCGTGCAGAGCGGCGTCCTGGCTCCCTCGCCGGTCCTGAACCAGATGCTCGCCGGTGGCGGGCGAACCTTCGACGTCCCCTCGTTCGACGACCTGGACGCGACCGACGCGACCGGTGCGGAGAACGTGAGCACGGATGCCCTGGCCGACATTCAGAGCATCACGGCCAACGGGGCCATCCCGGCTCCGGCTGGCGATGCCATCCCGGACAACCTCGGCACCATCCGCGAGGTGGCTGCCCGGCTGGTCCGGAACAAGTCCTGGTCGGCAACGGGCCTGGCCCGCGAGCTCGCCGGGGCCGATCCCATGTCCGCGATCGCGGATCGGGTGGCCTACTACTGGACCCGGCGTCTCCAGCGCATCTTCATCAGCATGTGGAACGGCGTCATCGCCGACAACCTCCTGGCTCCGGCCGGGGCGGACACCCACACGCAGAACGACCTGATCAACGACATCTCCGGCCAAGCCTTCGTCGACGGTGTGACGAACTTCAGCGCCGAGGCCTTCATCGACGCTGCCGTGACGATGGGCGACAGCGCCGACCTGATCACGGTCATGATGGTGCACAGCATCGTCTATGCCCGGATGCAGAAGAACAACCTGATCGACTTCATCCCGGATGCGACCGGCCAGACCACGATCCCGACCTTCCTGGGTCGCGAGGTCATCGTCGACGATGGCATGCCGCGAGCCGGCAACGTCTACGACACCTGGCTCTTCGGTCCGGCTGCGGCTCAGATCGGTGAGACGGCTGCCGACGTGCCGACCGAGATTCACCGCGAGCCTCTGGCGGGCAACGGTGGTGGTCAGGAAATCCTGACGACCCGCAAGGTCTACTGCCTGCATCCGACCGGTCACGCCTACGTCCAGGCCGTCATCCCCGACGGCGGGCCGAGCAACGCCAACCTGGCGGCTGCGGCCAACTGGAGCCGTCGGTATCCGGAGCGGAAGCAGATTCGGTTCGCCGTGCTCCGGACCCGCGAGGCCTAATCGGCAACGCGGTCCTAAGTTCGAAATCAGAGGGCTGGCTGGCCCAAGTCAGCCAGCCCTTCTTTCTTGGCATAAAGGAGCCTTCGATGAACATCAGAATCCCCAGAATCCGGCACCTCCGTCGTGGCCTCGAGCGTATTTCCGGCCGACGCCTTCGGCGGCTGCTCTCCTGGGCAACCGAACGTTCGACCACACTGACCGGCACCGGTACGGCACTGCCCTTCACGGCCAGTCCGGCCGAGGTCGCGGCCAGCGGCATCCTGGCCTTCACCGGCAATCCCACGGACACGCTGGCGGCTGCGGTCGGTACGCTCACACTGACCGGCAACGCCAACCCACAGTCCTACGCCACGGCGACCCTGACCCTCGTGGCCAACCCGGCTGAGAACGAGCAGGTTCAGATCGGCGACGTGACGTACGAGTTCACGGCAGCCCCGAACAGCCCGTACGACGTGCTCATCGGGGCGAGCGCGAGCGACACGATTGACAACCTGATCGCTGCCATCACGGCGGGCGCTGGCGAGGGCACGGCCTACGGGACCGGCACGCTGGCTCATCCGGACGTGAACGCTGCGGCGGGCGACGGCGACACCCTGGTTGCCATGGCTACGGTCATCGGCAGCGCTGGCAACTCGATCGCAGTGGCTGACGCCATGGCGAACGCGGGCAACGTCTGGGACGGTGCCCACCTCGACGGCGGCTACGACACCGAGACCGTCATTATCGGCAGCACGATGTACACCTTCAAGACGGCGGTGGCCGAGGCCTACGATGTCAAGATCGGGGCGAACGCGAGCGACACGATCGACAACCTGATCGCTGCCATCATGGGCGGCGCTGGTGAGGGCGACGTGTACGGCACTGGCACCGAGGCTCATCCCGACGTGACGGCGGCAGCCGGAGACGGTGACACGATGGTGGTCACGGCAAAGGTTGCCGGGGCGAGCGGGAATCTCATCGGCACCTTCAAAAACTCCCTGGTCGCGGCCTGGGGCGACACGGCGCTGATCGGTGGCGTGGACCGTGAGACCGTCACGATCGGCACCCAGACCTACACCTTCACCAATCCGTTCGTCGACGCGGCCAACAACGTGGCTGTCGGAGCCACCGCCAGCGAGACCCTCGGCAACCTGATCGCGGCCATCATGGGCGGCGCCGGCGAGGGGACCGCCTACGGGACTGGGACGGTGGCGAACGCCCAGGCAACGGCGGCAGCCGGAGACGGTGACACGATGGTGGTCACGGCCAAGGAAACCGGCATCGCGGGCAACGCGATCGTCTCCGTTGCGAACACGGCTGCCGGGGCCTTTGGTGCCCAGCGCCTGGCCGGTGGCGAGAGCGCCGATCACCTCGTCGCGGTGGCCCACGGCCTGGCCGACGGCGATGGCCCGTACACGGTCGCATCCGATGACACAATCCCGACCGGTCTCTCCGGCGATACACTTTACTGGGTGTCCGCAATCGACGCCGACCACCTGTATCTTCACACGAACAGGGTGGACGCGCTGAAAGGGACCAACCCGGTGAACTTCACCACGGCGGGTGTGGGCAACCTGACTCTGACGCCTGCCAGCTCGGCCCAGGCGATCGTAGAGTACCTGCGGCAGGGCAAGTCGCCTGCGACAATCCAGGCCGAGACCGATGTCGACAACCTGATTTAAGGGAGCACTATGACGATCAAAGAAGCACTGATGCACCTGGACCCCACGGACGATGCCCAGTGGACGAGCGACGGTCTGCCTCTGGTGGAAGTCGTCCGTGGGCTCACAGGAAACGAAACCCTGACCCGCAAGGAAATCTCCGAGGCCGACCCGGCTTTCTGCCGGGACAATGCCACGGTGACGAACGAGCAGCCGGAACCGGCCAAGCCGAAGACCCGCGACGAGACGCTCCTCGCCGAAATGACCCAGCTGGAGGCAGAGCTCAACGAGCTCACGCGTCAGCAGAGCCAGATCGAGGGCCAGATCGTGGACAAGCAGCGGCGATGGTCCGTCATCCGGGCGCACTTCGACCGGCAACAGTCCGGCTCGAAGGACATGCAGGCCCGGATTGACTACATCAAGCGTCAGGCCGAGCTCCGTGCCGAGCGAGCCCAGAAGAGCAAAGAGCTCCTGAAAGGGCTTGACCCGAAGCTGCTCAGTGGCCAGGCTCCGCTTGACGCGGCCATGGCCCGGAAGAACACGCGGGGCACCACGCGGCCGAGCTTCAAGCAGGAGCCGCAGAAGCAGGAGTGATCGTGGATCAGGCATCCCGGTATCACGCATATCGCCGGAGGCTGAGTCACCTGCACCCAGCCTCCGGTCTCTTTCGTACGCATCGGTTCGCCTACAACGAGGCTGCAATCGATGTGGCAAACCAGTTCCCCGATCGTAGCCAGCCGGTCACGGTCTCAGCGGACATCCGCATCACGAACGCCACACCAGCCGGTGTCATTGTCGAGATGGGCTCAGCGACTACCGGGCTGGCTCTCTGGATCGCTGCGGCCGACCGGAAGCTCTACGCTGCGGCCGGAGACGCTGCGGCGGACGACGGCATCACCGTCGCTGGACCAGTTTGCCAGAACGGTCAGCACCTGCACATCGTGTTCGCTGTGGTGCCTGGCGCCGGCAAGGGGCGGCTCTGGGTGAACGGCGAGCTCGTGGGCTTTGCCATGTCTACGAACAAGCCTCTCCCGAACGGCTGGTCCGACGCCGGAGCCGGGGCCGTCGGGGCAGTCAACACAGACATCACGACCCGCGTCGCCCTGGGCGATAGAATTGTACTGGCTGGGGCATCTATCGTGGCTCCGGTCAGCATCTATCACAATCAAGCGCCCAGGGAGATATCCTAATGTTCACCGTAGAAGACGGCACCGGTGTCAGGGGAGCCAACTCCTACTGCACCGTCCAGTTCATGCGCGACTACTTCGCCGACCGGGGCGTCGACCTCACAGCCATTCTGGACGCCACGCTCCAAGCGGCGCTCATTGCAGCCACGGACTACATCGACACCCGGTGGGGCAGCCGTCTCCTGGGCTCTCGCCTCTGGCCATCGCTCCGGTCGCGATCCATCCTCACGCTCACCGGCCAACCGGCTGACGGCGAGACCGTCACGATCAACGGCACCGTCGTCACGGTTGGCACCGACGCAGAGGTCGGCGAGACCCTGGCCGCGACCCTGTACAATCTGGTGACAGCTGCGATGGCTGCCGACGAGGACAAGGTCATCGACTCAGGTTTCATCGCGGACCCCGACGTGGCTGCTCTGACGGTGTTCTTTGTCCGTGACGGCATCACGACCGAGACGGACATCAGCAACGGCTCCTTCAGTGTGGCCGCGAGCACCGGCTACTCTGGCAAGCGGCAGCCGCTGGAGTTCCCCAGGGCCTACCTGACGGATCGGAACGGTGAGGCTGTGAACGGCATCCCCGAGAAACTCAAGATGGCCACGTGTGAGTACGCCAACCGCGCTCGGACAGTGACGCTGGCGCCTGACGCGACCATTGACAGCACGATCGTCAGCCAATCAACGGCAGTTGGGCCGATCAGTAAGTCGGTCACTTACAATACCGGTGCTGCCCTGAATCCCCTCAAGGCATATCCGGCGGCGGACCGGCTCCTCCAGGAGTACGTCCGTCGGGGAGGCATTATCAGGAGCTGAGTGATGAAGCGATTTGCAGTTTTGGTGCTGGCCCTGGTGGCCGGATGCGCCCACGTCGACCCGGTCGACTCGTGTGTTCTGGTGCGGACGGTGGGAGGGCATGGTTCGGGTTGCGTGATCGACGATCACCTGGTCCTGACGGCGGCTCACGTAGCAGAGGATGCTGTTTCGGTGCGGCTGCAAGACGGGACGGAGCTCCCAGTCCTGTTCGCCTTTTTCGACCCGAACGAGGACGCGGCGGTCCTGTTCGTCCTGGGCGATCTACCGGCTCCACTGCCCGTGTCGTTTCAGCGGCTGAACCGGGGCGATGAGATCGTGGCGATCGGGGCTCCCTGGAGCACCAACATGCAAGGCAACATGCTGTTCGGGCGAGTGGTCAACCTGAACATCGGCATGACGTACGACCCGAACGACCCGAACGACAACTGCTTCAACGATCTGCTGGACGTGAACATGGGACCCGGTATCTCCGGTGGCCCGGTACTGCGAAACGGCTATATCGTGGGGATCATGGTTGGTACGACCTGCGGCTACGGAGCGATGCTCCCGACCGCAAGTTTCAAGGAGCTACTGGAGCGATGAGCACCGACTACACCGAAATCGCGGTTCTGGCCCAGGGGCTGATTGATGAGAACGGGCGACTGGTCACGTTCAATCGGCACAAGCAAGAAGCGGCTGATCCGGCCAAGCCCTGGCGAGGGCCGGGCGATCCGTCTGCTGTGCCTGACGCCACCAACAAGGTGCGGGCGGTGTTCGTGGGCGTCAATCGCTTGACTCCGGCGCTGGGGCTGGAGTTCGTCAGCGAGGAGCTCCTGAAACGGGCAGAGGAGTGCTGCCTGGTAGGACCAACCGCGAGCTTTGACCTGGCCACGGCCGACGAGCTCGTAGACGGTACAACGCACTGGAAGATCGAATTTGTTCAGGTGCTGAAGCCGGGCGACACCGTGCTTCTGTACGCTGTAGGACTCAAGCGATGAACCGAGCCCAAGCCATAGACGAGATTCTGGCCCTGGCCTATACCGCATGGACGGTCACCGCTGGGCAGAAGGCCAGCCGGTGGAAGTGGGAGAACGTGGCCCAGAAGTCGGTGCCTCCCAGCGGTCAACAGCCGTGGGGCCGGATCATTCTGCGGCATACCGAGTCGGGTCAGACATCGCTCGCAGGAGCGGACGGCAGGCGACGGTTCACCCGGATGGGTGTGCTTCAAATGAACATCTTCGAGCCGGTCGGCCAGGGCATGGGCGCTGCCACGGACCTGCCTGAGATCATGAAGAACGCCTATGAGGGCATCACGACAGCTGGTGGCGTGATATTCAGCGACGTCACCATCCGGGAGATCGGCGCTGACGGCGACTTCTACCAAACGAACATCTCTGCCTCCTTCGAGTACGACGAGGTCAAGTGACCTCCGATATAATTATCGTGACTACATCAACCGATCTCTGTCGGAGGCATAGACAATGACCGCTGTCAATAAGATCAATAGCAACAGCACCGGCCTGGCATACGCCAAGGAGGCTTCGCCCAAGACGCTCCCCGGTTCCCCTGTCTGGATCAGCCTGGAGCCGAATGAGTACAAGGACTTCGGGGCGAACGTCAAGACGTCGGCCCGGAATCCGATCAACGCCGACCGGCAGAACAAGAAGGGTGCGGTCGTCGACCTGGATGCCTCCGGTGGCTTCAGCACCGACTGGACCTACACCAACATGCAGGACCTGCTCCAGGGTTTCTTCTTCGCAGCCTTCCGCAACAAGGGCGACGCGAAGAACGCTCTGGGCGTCTCCACCCTGACCTTCTCCGTGGCCAACGCCACCAGCCAGTTCACCCGCGTCGACGGCACGCTCGACCTGACGACCGTCTTCGCGATCGGCAACCTGGTTTGCGTTCGCGGCTCGGCCTACTCCGCGAACAATGGCCTGTTCAAGGTCAGTGCCGTCGCGGCCACCACCGTGACGGTGGTGAAGGCTGACGGTGCCGACACGGCGGCTGTCCTGGTTGATGAGGCTGCCACGCCGAACATCTCCATCGTCAAGGTCGGCGTGCAGAGCGCCGTCGGCGACATCGATGTGGACGTGAGCGGCTCCTTCCCGGCGCTGACGAGCACGGCGCTCAACTTTACCACGCTCGGCCTGAACGTCGGCGAGTTCATCTACGTCGGCGGAGATGCGGCTCTCTGCAAGTTCACGAATGCAGTCAACAACGGCTTCGCCCGCGTTCGCAAGATCGCTGCCGGCAAGCTCGAGTTCGACAAGACCCAGACCACCTGGGTCGTTGAGGCCAACACGACCAAGCTGATCCACCTGTACTTCGGCCGGGTGCTGAAGAACGAGACCGGCGCTCTGGTCGTGCAGAGCACCTATCAGCTCGAGCGGACCCTCGGCAAGCCGGACACCGGCGATGCAACCCCGCAGTCCGAGGTGCTCACCGGGGCCGTCCCGAACGAGCTGACGATCAATGTGCCGCAGGCCGAGAAGGTCACGATGGACCTGGGCTTTGTGGCGATGAACCACGAGACCCGCACCAGCACCGAAGGCCCGAAGGCCACCGCGACCGTGGCTCCGGCCGAGACGGAGATGTTCAACACGAGCTCCGACTTCAGCCGAATCAAGATGGCCCTGGTCAACGACGCCAACGCCAACCCGACGGCGCTGTTCGCCTACGGCACCGACATCAGCCTGGTCATCAACAACGGCATCGAGCCGGACAAGGCAATCGGTGTCCTTGGCTCCTTCGACGTGTCGATCGGCAACTTCATGGTGAACGGCAAGGTCACCGCCTACTTCACCGACGTTGCCATGATCGCGGCCATGAAGGCGGGGTCGGCCGTCACCCTCGACATGCACCTGGTCAAGAACAACCGGGGCATCACGGTCGACCTGCCGTGCCTGACCCTCGGCGAGGGCCGAGTCACCGTCGAGGCGAACAAGCCGGTCACGCTGCCTCTCAGCCACGAGGCTTCGAGCGGTGCTTTCGTCGATGCGGCTCTGAATCACACCATGCTGATGGTGTTCTTTGACTACCTGCCCAGTGCAGCCGACGCATAAGCGTCGGCCTGGGCCAATGATCACCTCTTGTGGGAGCAAAAGATGGGACTGAGAAAGCTGTTCAAGACCGACAAGCGCTTCGAGACCGAGGGTGTCGTCCTCGACTACGGCGAGACCCGCATCCGCGTTGCCAGAGCGGGCGGCGCCAACAAGCCGTATCTCAAGGCCCTGGACCGGGCGACCAAGCCGTTCCGCCGGGCCATCGCCACAGGCGCTTTCAGTGATGAGCGGGCCACCGGCATCCTTCGCGAGGTCTACGCCAAGACCATCGTCCTGAACTGGGAAACCAAGCGGGGCGGGGAGTGGCTCGTTGGCATCGACCCGGAAGACCTGGGCGTCGAAGGGGCCGAGCTCCAGCCGGTCACGCAGGAGAACGTCGTGAAGGTGTTCGAGAACCTGCCCGACCTCTTCACCGATGTCCGCCAGCAGGCCGAAAGCATGGCCCTGTTCCGAACCGAGCTCGATGAGGCGGCAGCGGGAAACTGAAAGCGGTCCTGCTCTACTCACTGGAGCAAGGACCGGTCGAAAAGCGGATCATTGACATCTGTATGCGGGAGAGGACTCCTCTCCCGCCTTCCATTCAAAACGCGCCGGAACTTTGGCTTGGCCTCGAAATCTACTACGGGGCCTTCTGCGACCTGGACAGCTGCCGATCTTTTGGCTGGAGCATAGGTCCGATACCTTGGACTGNNGCGAGCAGTTCGACGACCTGGTATACTTCATTAGAGCCATGGACGCAGCCTATTTGGGCTATTGCAAGGCCAAAGAGAAAACCAGCGATGGCAAATAGCTTCGGCGATTTCGTTCGGCGGATGGAAGTGCGGGCGGACAACGTTCCACGCGAGGTGAGCAAGGTCATGAAGAAGGCCGCGCTCGCCGTCGACCAGACGGTTGTCATGGCCACGCCGGTGGATACCGGCCGCGCTCGCTCCAACTGGATCGTCTCCCTGGGCGAACCTGTCGACGTGATTCGGCGACCCTACGCTCCCCTCCCTGAGGGCCAGGACCCCAGCAAGATCGGCGAGACCGGCAATGCCCAGGGTGCCATCAACCAAGCGAAGGCGGAGATCGAACGGCACAAGACCGGGGCCATCTGCGTCACGAACAACCTCCCATACATCGGACGGCTGAACGAGGGCCATTCCTCTCAGGCTGGGGCGATGTTTGTGGAGGAGGCAGTTCAGGCAGGTGTGCAGGCTGTGGCGAACGAGCAGATAGACACGAGGTAGGATGGCAACCGAGCGCATCACCATCGTCGTTGAGGAGAAGGGCTCCCGCGTTGTTCAGCGGAACCTTCGCGATATCGGTTCGGCTGCCGAGCAATCCTCCAAGGGCCTGGACATCCTCCGGACTGCCCTGGGCGGTCTCGGAGTTGCCGCTGCTCTCCGGTCCACCGTGCAAACCATTGCTTCCTTCGAGCAAGCCCTTTCCACGGTACAGGCAGTTTCCGGGGCCACGACCGATCAGTTCGAGCAGCTGCGGACCAAGGCCATGGAGCTTGGGCGGGATACGCGGTTCACCGCGACCCAGGCGGCTGAGGGCATGGTTTTCCTGTCGCGGGCCGGTCTTGACGCCAACAAAACCATGGAGGCGATCTCAAGCACCCTGCTACTGGCCCAGGCAGGAGCCCTGGACCTCGGCAGAGCGTCCGAGATCACGGTCACCGCCATGCGTGGCTTCCGGCTGGAAACGGACGACCTGGGACGTGTCACGGACGTTCTCGCGAAAGCTGCAAACAGTGCTACGACCGACGTCAGCCAACTCTCTGACGCGATCAAGATGGTGGGTCCCGTCGCGGCGGGTGTGGGTCTCTCCATTGAAGAGACCGTTGCGGCGCTTTCGGCGCTGTCGGACGCGGGCCTTCAGGCGACCATGGCCGGTACGGGCCTTCGCCGGGTGATTTCCGAGCTTGAGGCTCCCAGTAGAAAGACCGAGATGCTTCTGGCTCGGGCGGGCTTCACGGCCAAGGATGTCAAGATTTCTGCCGTGGGCCTGACCGAGGCGCTGACCCGGCTCCGGGACGCAGGGATCGATACGGGCGACGCGTTCGAAATCTTCGGCGATCGAGGCAGTCCCGCCTTCGAGGTGCTGAGTTCCTCGCTCCCGCACATGACGGCGCTACACGAGAAGTTCATTCAGGCTGGCGGCACGGCCCGGACGGTTGCCCAGATCATGGACGACAATCTGAACGGGGCCATCCTCCGGCTCAAGTCGGCCATCGAGAACGTGGTTCTGTCCTTCGGTAAGCTCGGTGGTAGCTCCCTGCTCCGGCAGGTCATTGAGAACCTGGCGGTGGCCTTCCGTGCCCTGGGCACTCACGTCGAAATTCTGGACGGTGTTCTGGGCGTCATGGCCATTCGATCTATCCCGATGCTGATCAGTGGTATGCGGCTGCTCGTTGGTATGGCGGGTGGGCCTTGGGTACTGGCGCTTGGGGCTATGGTCGGAACGCTGATCGCCTTCCGCAACGAGATCACCCTGACGCAGGATAGCACCACCACGCTCGGCGACCTGGGCACGGCTGCCTTCGAGCGGATCAAGGAGGGTGGGAACACCATGCTGGCGGCTCTCCGCGAGCAGACCGCTGGGCTCTCCACGGTCTTTGA